ACCTCCACTGTCCTGTTCATCGGGTACCCATCTGTCAGAGCGTCCTCCTCATCCTGCTTGATCTGTTCGATCTCCTGCTGTACGTTGTCCACGCACGACAGTACAGAAAGCTGTGTCTGCTGGCTAACGATTCCTGCAAGGTTTCCGGCGATCTGTGACTCTTCTAACAGGTTTGCTGGCATATTCTGAGTGAATGTGTAATTGAGCTTCACCCAGTCATCCGGCTTCATTCCAGATACCGGATTACTAAATATTAGCATGTATCTTCGGTTCATTCCGGATGTGAACTTCCGCCGTTTCGTCAGAGCCAGGTTGCTCATTGCCTGGAGTTTATACTTCAGAGCAATGCCGGAGGATGATCCAAAATTCTCATCACTGATATTCGCAACCATGCTGACCTGGAAGATGAGCGTCTGCAACCGGTCAAGGAGGTGCTCCTGGGAGGAGTCTCCGTCCGGTTTCTGCAGGAAGTCAACATCAAGGTTTCCGTCCATGTTCCCAGGGAAGTTGATGATACGGTTCTGCCTGATCTGCTCAAGGCTTCCTTCTTCAACTAAAGCGCCAAGGATCTTCAGGTACGCGTCCGCGAAGTAGGCCACATCGTTGGCCTTCTCGCTGATCGCCTCATTGTACTCATTGATCATGGTCAGAACCGGCTCGAAAATCCCGATCTCTTCCTCGTTCTCCCGGTACTCTGTCGCCGGCACCCCATCGAAGCCGTGCACCTTCTCTTCATCCGGTAGCCAGTGCAGACCGCCTGTCATGCTTGCATAGCGGACGGTCCGGCTGTCAGACACGCTGACATACACCGTGTCATCAGAGTCCTCATAGATCCGGCAGAAGTACCGCGGCCTTTGCAGGATGGAATCGTCGTAGATCATGAACGACTCCTCTGGAGAAAGGTATGTGATTCCGATATTCCCTAGGTCATCCACATAGTACATCTCATATCCCTTGCCGTATATGGAGCACATCTTGCTCAACTCGGCATTGTTGTCATCCTGGTCATTGTACTGATCCAGGAAATCCACATACTTGGAGATGGTTGGATCGTCACAGTCAATCTTAATCGGAATCCCAATAAAGAAACCGTTCATGGTGTCAACGATGTACTTTGCAAAGTTCACCGCGATCCGTTTGTCCGGCTTCCATTCCGGCTTTGGCGGAAGGTCAAAAATTGGATACCGTGTCATATATGCGTCCATTAGGGGCTTGTATCTTTTCGACACCCAGTCCCTGTGGTCGCTTATGAATTCGCTAAGTGTCTGGATGTCAAGTTCTTCATCATTGCTCAGACGGAACAATCTATATTCCTCCTTTCACCGGGTTGTAATATGCTCTATTCTCCATTTTTCTGAGTAGGCTGGCGGCGCTGTCTGGGCTGTCATCATGGTCAGCAAACTCAGAGTAATCTAAGATTTCATTGATATATTCAGGGTCTGTATCTTCCAGCCAGAAAATATTTCCCCAGTTTTTACGCAAAAACGTGGATATCTTGATATATTTGTTCATGCTTTCGCTGTACACCTCTGTCCGGAACCCCATCCCGGCGAGCTCCTTTGCAAGATATCCTTTGTCCGCATTTTTCTCGCAGGACACAGATCCGATCTGCAGCTGTCTGTGTAGCGCCTGGATCTCTGGCAGGCAGTCATCCACATGCCGACGCCACAGCTTCCCCAAGCCGATGATCCGGCCATCTTTCAGCTGTTTCATGGCTGTGTATGCTGTGCCGTCCTCACCATCGTAGGCGGCGTCGATATGGGCCAGGCCACCGTGGATCAGTCCCTCGTCCTTGACGAACTGCGGGTTCTTGAACATGGCGTCGGCGTCCGCAATATGCTTCAGTTCGTAGTTTGCGGCGAACAAGCTGTCTGACATGGACTTCCGGAGCTCTTCTAGCTTATCCCGTGTAATCAGCCCTGTGGAATAGCAGTCGTACCTCCTCACGTTTGGCATGATTGAGATTGCGTCCTCTTTGTGCCAGGGCGTCCCAGTATTGATAAAACGCCCGCCGCGATTCCTGATATTCTGTAGCTCCATGTATTGCGTTTTGGTCCGTTCCCGCTCTGCCTTGCTGATCCGGTCTTTCAGGTTTACAATATCGTCTGTAACAACAATATCAGCGTGCTTACCAGTGATACTGGTGCCGATACCGAGGCCCACTACCTGAGACACTCCCTTTGTGGAAGTACAGAGATTTGTGTGTATCTCCGAGTTGTTTTCTTTCAAAAATTGCAGGTCCGCACCATACAGGGCTTGAACAATCTGCTGCATACATCCCGATTTCAGGATCTTCTGGGCCTGGATCAATACTTCCGTAACGTCATCATCTGTCTTGCGAAAGAACATCACGTTCTCATTTGGTCGGATCACAGTATGGATCGCCAGGAACAGCGACAAATCCGTTGTTTTGTATGACCCGCGGTGCGCAAGAAGCGTCTGATCCTTATCGGCATAAAGAAAAGACCTCAGCCACTCATTATGCAGAGCGGTAAGGTCTTTAAATCCTACCCAGTGTCCAATTTTATACGGCTCATTCCACAGGAGGTCCAGAACCGCTCTCTTTGAGTTGTTCAAAATATGCCTCCATTTCCTTTATGGAATCGTCGATTGCCGGAGTTTTGATATCCAGTTTATCATTCCACATGCCAAGATGCCGGCCGAGAAGCTCCAGGGCCTTCTCCTTATCGTTCAGCTTGATCTCAATACCATTTGCACCTTCCTTGATGCCGGCAATAGCCCGGATCTGCTGATCTGACAAGTCAGTCGTAGGCTTTATAACCACTGTGCTGCACACGCCGTTGTTCCGGATTTCCACGTAATCTGTTGCCCTGGCAAAAGCAATGGCCGCCAATTCCTTGACGACCATGTCCTGAGTAACTTCTGTGCGCTGCTGGCGCTCCTGCATCCGTTCCGAAATATATTCCTGGACCTTAGTATTTCTTAGCAATTTACTGCCATTTACAGCAGCCACTTCATCTTTTTTTACAGACGGATAAGCCACCCGGTAAGCCCGAGTGGCATTCAGATCGATCAAGTATTCATCTGCAAATATCTTCTGCTTCTTTGTCATTCAGGCTCACCTCTCGATCCAAACTGTATTAAAGCGGAGCACCCGGAGTCGAACCGGGACACAAAGCATCTTCCGTTGATGATATGCTCCACAAAGGCATAAGAAAAGCACCCCGAAGGGTGCCTTCTAACTTTTAAGAGGGAAAAGCAGATGTCTTCATCTACTTCTTGCAGTATAATAATACCACATCTAAATTATTAATTTGATTAGTTTTCACATATTTTTTTAATAATTTGTGATACGCGTCCCTGGGTAATTCCCAGCGCGTCCGCAGTGCCATATTGATTTTCTCCATCCAGATACACCATCTCCAGCACCTGCTTTTCTATCCCCTCCGAACATCCAGAAATAAACTTCTCAACTTCCTCAATCTCAGCCAGAAGCTTCTCCCGCCGGGCTTCCTTCTCCCGGATCCGGTCTTTGAGAGCAGTTGCTGCTTTCGGCTCAGCCATCTGTACAGTGATATGCTCCTCTATGTACGGAAAATCATCTCCTGATTTTGTGACCTTCCCAGATACTGTCTCCACGCCCTCCAGCCGTTCATACAGCTTGTCCAACTGTCTCTCTGTCAGGGCAAGTTCTCTCTTATTCTGTTTGTGCCGGTTCAGCTTTTCTCTGTTCAATGCTTCATCTCCTGATCGACTTTTTCTCTGATTGCTCTGATAATGGATTCCCCATCAAGGTCTGAATACATCCCCATGTCGCGCCGGAAGAAACGTTCACATTCTTCCTTCCCGCGTTTCGCATCTGCGTCATGTGGGTGCCTGCTCAACCTCCTCAGGGCTCTTGTATAATCAACAACCGCCTGTTCGACAACGGCAGCTGCCAATCTCTGATAACCTTCCATGCAGTAATCACTCATCCGCATCACTCCCTATCTTGTCTTTTAGATACTCCTCTGCTGTCACCCTTCTGATCTGCTCGCCCCGCGCCCGGATCAGCTTGCCAGCCATACTCATATTTTGAGTACCGTACTCAGATTCTGGATATTCTGCCACATTTTGTTGCCCTGTACTCGTATTCTGAGTATCATGATACCCTGTATCTGGATGTCGCACCGAGTACGCCGGACGCCGGAAGTCGCTCATGTCCCCGGGATGGCGTTCCATGTCTGCATAGGTTTTCCTGTGTTTCATTCAATCCCGCCTTTCTCGACAATCTCAATAGCTCTGTGATATGCCCGTGATTCTTGATAATATCCGCTTGCCTTATTGTCTAATTCAGCATATGTGCTTTGTATTCCTGCGTCATGTGACGCTTTTTCCCATGATTTCAATTCCTCAATCACCTTTTCCTTGTCAAAGGCTGTCGGCATAGTCCGGAGCATCTTTATAACCTTATCAAGTTCATATCTTCCACTGTGACTTCCGCCGTTAGCTTGAAATCTATCATACTCGGCAATCACTAATTCGACTGCCGCTTTCCTGCTAATTAAATCATTACTCATTTTCTGCCCTCC